GAGAATATTGTTTTTTACATTATATTCTACTATTGATCTAGAAGTTGAATGTGGCTTCATTAAAGATACGCTAAGGTAATTTGCTGTAATTATTCCAACTGGAACAATTGATCCATCATCTGCAGTTGTTTCTTTATTAACAGAAAAGGATACTAAATCAGAATCAATTGGAAGAACCCATCTAGGGCTTAATTCAATAACACCTATTAATTTGCCAGTATTTGAATTAACTGCAGTTAAAGATATCTTCTTTAAATATTGTGTTGTTGTATATGTAGTAGGTTCTGTTGTAGACCATGTAGTTCCATTGTAATGGATTATTGCTTCACCGCTTGAATTAAGAGATGTGCCTGATGCAGTTATTGTTGTTCCATCCTGCTTTACACCGCTTAGCGTCCACGATGTTGGTGTGTCGTGACCTGTTTCAAATCTTGCAATTATTTTATTTGCAGGTATTAGCTTTGCCACAGTCTTTGCTTCATCTGAAAAATACTCTAAAGAAATGTCTATGTTTGTGTTTTTTGGGGCAAGCCAGTACTTGTAAGTAATGTCTGGTCCAGGGTAGTACAGTCTAGGCTTAGTTCCAAGATCTATGTCTCTTGGCCTTTCAAAAGAATTTGAGGGGGTGTCTGTATTTCCTGTTGTATTAATTAAATATTTAATTCCTGGTGATAGTGGTCTAAATGGTTTATATATTGTATCTATTGGAAACAACTTTTTAAAAGCATTAGAATAAGGGTTTACTATATTTTCTGGGTTAGTTGTTGCTTTTATATACTCAACCATAGAGTTAAGGTTATATTCTATTACCGCCCCCGCAGAAGTTGAAATAAAATATCCCTTTTTAAGTAAATCTTTAGTTGCATTTGATACAGCTATCATACCTGCTCCAGCGTTAGGTTAACACTCCAGAAGGGCTGCAATCCTCTTTTAATAAGAGTAAAATCGCATGATGTAAACATTACGGTATAGGTATAGTCGTCAGACAAGGCTCCAGATGAATCAGCTATTAGGTCTGGTGAAAAGACTGTTGGATTTAATTTAATTCTAAACGCTCCACGACCAGCGTCACTTTCATAAAAGTTTTTTATATCTTCTGCGCCCCAACCACCATCTACGGTTTCATTTCTAAATGATGGTAACATTTCCCAAGAAACAGATATGTTGACCTTGTCTGCAACAAAATACTTTCTAGTTGTTCCGTTAGCCATTCGAGAAGATTGCTCTATTCGATCAATATTAATTGAAAGTGGCTGTCTATTATGTTCTGAAACTCTTCTAAATCTTAATTGATTTTTTGAACTATATCCCAGGTTATTTCTATTTGCAACTGTTGATGGGTAAGTGTTACCTGGAGCAGTCAGAGTGGCGCCTTTGTAATCGAAACTATTGTTTGCTGTATCAATTGCAAATGGGTCAAGCGCTTCAATGTACAGAATTGATGCTTTACTTAAATTTTGAAAACTCATTATCCACCAATCCTTCTATTTACTCCAGCAGCCATTTCTCTAATTCTCATTTCTTTATGAATTGATGCAGCAACTTGATCCGCTGTAAGATTAGTTCCATTAAGCTCTACATTGATATTATACAATGTGCTTCCAGATGAAGCAAGGCCTCCCTCGTTAAATCTTACACGGCCACCGCTTGACATCTTAGGAATATCATAGCTAACCATTCCTCCAGCAGCTAATTTATTTATCTTGTCTAGCATAGGGACTCCTATTGCTTGAACTGATTCTGCCCTAACAACATACTCACCATTTGATAGCATTGCTGGTATAGAGTCCGATGTTCCAGTGCCTGGACCATAAACTCCTCCACCTGGACCAAAATGTTGAACTATTCCTCCAGATGCTTTCTTAAACACCTTCTTTAGCTTCTTTCCTTCTGGACTTGTTATGTCGTATTTCTTTCCCATATTGTCATAAATATAGGTAATGTTTCCTTCTTTTCTTACGGTTCCGCCTGCTGGGGCCATTGGATCAACTGCGTTATTTGCAGCTTGTTTTGCAGTAGGAACATTAGGCTTTGGCTTAGTTTCACCCTTACCTAAAGCTTCTTTTAATTCTAATCTAAGTCTGTCTAAAGTTGTTCCACCAGTAATTGCTGTTGCAAGCTGCTTTACAGCAGCCATATCACTCTTAAATACATCCATAACTGCTTTAGTTGGTGTTTGTGAGAATGTTGGCTTTCCTTTTGCATCGAACCCTGTCGGAGATCCAGTTGTTTCTGGTGTAACAGGCTTTCCATCTTTATTAAAATAAAGACCGAAGGCATCTCTAACTGTTTTTGCAGTTGTACTGCTACCAGTTCCAGCTTTTTGAATTTCTTTTACAAGTGCGACTAGCTCTGATCTAATATTTGCTTCTTCGGCAGCCCTTTCTTTTGCTGGCAAAAGCTCTGCGCTTATCCCTCTTGTTGTTAGTTCATTATATGAGCTTTGGAATTTTTTAATTTTGTCAGAAATTTCACCAGCAACTGCTGAATTATCTGTAGCATTCTGAAAAGCAACATTCTTCTTATCTTGATCTTCTTGCTTTTTCTCCATTTGCTTTTCTATAGGAGCTCTTTCCTTAGCAGCTGCATCTTCAATTGCTTTAGAAGCAAGCTCGCTTTGTCTATTTGAAGTAAGCTGATCAATATCTAATCTTGCTCTGGCTGCACCTGCCTGATCTCCACGAGAAACAGCGTCAGCGTATTCAATTTGTAGTTTTTGTAACTCTAATGCATAATTTGAAGCATCTTGAGTTGCTCTTAATGCTTCTAGCTTTTTATTTTTTTCTTCTTCTATAAGTTTTATTTTTTTAGCAAGTGCTTTTAGCTCTTCTTGGGCGCTTCTTTGTGAAGCTGCATTTGCTCTTTGAGCGGCTGCTGAAGTTGCGGCAATTGTTTTTTGCAACTTTGTTAATGCTGCTCCAGTTTTTCCATATGTTGTTGAATCTCCAGCGGCGGTAGTAAGCTGATTAATTCCGCTTCCAATTGCTGATGTAAATCCAGCAAGCTTGCTAGCTAATGTTGAATCAATCTTGCTTAGATCAATATTGATTCCAGAAGTAAACAGTTTCCACTTTGCAAGTATGCCCTTAATTGAATCTGATTTATTTGCAATTAATTCCAGCAAAGGCTGTGTCTTGACTAAATTAGAATAAACACTTTCTCCAATAGCATCATTTATTCCTGGGTTATTAGCTTCGGCTTTTGACATAACTATTTCATAAGCTTTAAACTCATCTATAACATTTCCTGCTGCATCTTTTGTGCCAATCAAGCTAGATGTAGCTGTTTGGAATATATTAATAAGTCCTTCAAATCCATTTCCTACTTCTTTGTACCAATCAGCAGTACCTTCACCCCTATTTAAAGTGTTTACTAGGTTTCCAACAGCAAACTCGGCAGCAGTTGACTTGTCTACAATTGCACCAAAACCTTGGTCAGCTAGCAATTGATATGTTTGCTTAGACTTATTACTATTTGCTAATGCGCCATAAATTTTCTTGTTTGCTTCTTCAATGCTCATTCCAGCGGCAACCATTTGTGCCTTTTGATTGCTTACTAGCCTTTGAGTTTCTTTAGTGCTGCTTGATCTGTTTAATGATTCAATTAAATCCTTTAGGCCCTTGCCCTCTTCTTTTGCCTTCTTGAGTTCTTCAATTGATCTTGGAAGTCCAGGCATTCCTAGAGCAACACCTTCTGAGCCCTTTGCAGCGGCTGTTGCTAGCTTTTGCTTATCTATGTATCCCTGCATTGTTTCTTGTAAGTTAAAGTACTTTACCCCAGCTTGCTCTGCAGCTCTAGCTGTCATAGAAAGACCCATTCTTGCGTCTTGCCAGTCGTCTTGCACTTTCTTGTAAATCATAAGGCCTTCAAAAACAGCTCCTATTGCTAATCCTATTGGTCCAAATCCTTTTGCAACCCTTAAAACATTATGCATAGCTTTAGTTAAGCTCATTGTGCCTGCAGTAATTGCCTTGACGCCAGCTCCTAATCCTGAAAGACCAGCCCTAGCTTTAGTTATAGCTGGTCCAGCTATGAAAGGCAATATTGATGCGGCTCCCATAACTCCCATACCAGCAGCCTGTCCACTCATACCAAAAACTTTTTCTTGGCTCATCATTGCCATACCAGCCATTGATCCAGCCATAGATGCGCCCATAGCTCCGCCGCCCATACCCATTGGCTTTTGAGGAACAGCCATTCCAGCAGCCTTCATCTGCGCTGCGGTCATTACTTTATCGCCAACCATGTACTCTGTTTTTCTAAAACCTAGTGTTCCAACTTTTCTACTGCTGACACCATCTCCAGCCTGCTTCCAGTTTCCAATAATTGCTGGTCCGCTCATCATTCCAACTTGTTTTCCAGTTGCAGTGTTTATTGGAAGCCCAGTTGCTGGATTAATACTATATTGTCCAGGATAAGCTTGTCCAAGTCTTCCAGCGTTTTCTGCACGTACTCCAGATGCAAAAACACTTCCAGCTGCTTGAGCTATCGCTGCATTCATTTTCATTGTAGCAAGTGATGCTCTTCCTGAATTAACAAGTTTTTTTGTATACTCTTGATAAGCTTGCTTTACATGAGTTCCAGATGTCATTAATCCATATCTTAATGTAACTGCACCCTTTGTTGCAGAATTTGCAAGGCTATTAAATCCAGCTTCAAGGTATCTAGCCTTCATCATTGCAGAGTTTCTAAATGGGTCAAGGGCGTTGTTAACAATTACCTGACCAGGGTTGTAAAAGCTTGTTGTACCTGTTCTTACTGCTTGTCTACCTAAACCGCTTGTTAAAGCCTGCTGTCCACTTATCTGATGAGATGCTGCTCTAGATCTTGCTGCCGCTGCATCCCTTTCTTTTTGTGCACGTTGTTCTGCTTCCCAGGCTGCTCTTTTTGCTGGGTTGCCTGGCCTTCCGTAAGCAGATCTATTTCTCTTAACTGGACCTCCACCGACTGGTCCTCCAGCATTAAGATATTTTGGATTAGCATGTACGGCATGATATTTACTCCAATCAACCTGTATACCGTCATCCAATCTTTTGAGCATTGCTTCATAAGGTGGTCTAAGATCTACAGGTAAAGCATTTATTATTTTTATTAATTCTGGACGTCCATCTTCTAATATTTGCTTCATTTTTTTGCCGTATTTTTTTGGGCTCATCTTAGCAATTATTGGGGCAGTGTCACGTGCGAAATCTTTTCTTGCTCCACCTTTAACGGCAAGCAGATTAATCATTGCTTGCTTTTCCATAGAGTTCATTTCATCAGCTGTTGCCAGACGTGTATTACCAGATGCTTTAGGTAATACTCCAGCTTGTCCTACATCTGGATTAAAATTACCATACACGTTTGCCCTAGATAAATCTTTGTTGTTTAAAAGAAGAGAGTTAGCAAGCTGTCTAAGCACTGTATCTTCATCCCACGGCACATTAGTGTTTGCAAAACGTGGGTCGTAATCTGATTCTAGAGCAAGCAGCTTGCTTTTTTTTGTTGGATCGACTGGATTTTCCACTGTTACAGCTGTTTGGACTGGAGACTCTAGTTTAAACAGCTTTCTTGATATTTCGGTTCCAATTGGCTCATGAATTGCAGTCAATTCATTAGGAACACCCTTAACAAAAACTTTTCTGTTTCCAACTTTATATAATCCAGACACTCCAGGTACAGGGTAACTCATACCAGAGCTAGGAGAAATTTGATGCCCATATCTAGTTACTGGTGTATCAGCAAACTTGCCTAGCGATTCTCTTGAGCTTAATTCCTTTGCTTTTGCTAAAATCTTTAATTGTTTATCTGGTGCAAGCAATCTTAGGGCAGGAGCGATGTTTCCATAGTTTGATCTATCAGAAGATATGGATCCACCTGGAATCATTCCGCCCTTGTTAAAAAATCCAACAGCTGGACCAGTTAATTGTTTAATCCAAGAACTGTTCATGGAAGCTAACCTTCCACCAAGTGTTGGAATCATTCTGCTATTAAATCCCATTCCAGATTTCATTTTTAGCGTAGTAAGCTGTTTAATAATTTCAGGCATTGTTGTTTTGCCTTTTATACCTAGCTTAGATTTAATCTTCTTAATTCCTTCTATAAAATTCCGCTTCGCCTCATCTTGAAATGGAGAAATCTCATCTTTAAAGTTGCCGCCCTTGCCTGATGCTATTCCAGCAAACATGGTATTGAAAGATCCCATTAATCCTGCAGATTGACCAACATAGTTGTTTGATCTAACTCCAGTAATACCAGCATACTTTGCTGCTTCGGCTTTTGACATTCCATCTGCTACAAGTAGCTTTTCTAGCTCTCCTGGTTTAAATATTGAAGCAGATTCTTTTGCAGTCATAAAATGAGATTTATGAATAGGATCGGGTGAAGATGAAACATCACCTAAAATTCCAAGAACCTTTTTGCCTTGTCCTGGGCTTATAACTCCTTGAGCAACTAGATCATCAACTACGGACAGCATTGTTCTTGTGTAGTTCGCTGTATCAATTTTTTTGTGTCCAGATGCTTTTGCATTTTGATCATATTTATTTTTATTTGAATAGGCATCTAAAATCAAGTTTGCATTTGGATGCTCTTTGCTTAATCTAATCAACTGAGCTGTTCTTGCTTTTACAAACTCTTCCAGTTTTGTTGTTCCATTTGCATTAGCAGCTTTTTTAGCATGCTTTGTTGCTGAATCATAATCTGAAGTTGTGCGTTTTGTAGCGTCTTTAATATCCATTCCAGTAAGAGCTGACAATATTGCAGCATCAGAGGCAATTGTTGCTGCTTTAATGACTTTTGGATAATCCTTAGAGTTAACTAATCTTGCCCATATTGATAATACGCTTTCTCTTCCATATCCATATGTGCCTCTCATGATCTGCCCGCCAAAACTATATCCGTTATTTGCTGCATCTACTGCTGCATACAGCTCAGGCATTCTTTGAATCTTAGGACCAAAGACTACTTCCCGTGGGGTAAGTGCTGCTGTTATTTTTCCGCCGTCTTCATATGTAGCTGGAGCCATTTCAACAAGTGGAGCATTTGCTGGGTCCATTGAAGCAGATTGATTTAGTACATAGCCTCCGATTGGAACGCTACCCAGCCTGTCGTCATAATTAATTGAAGACGGTCCAGAAACCATGGTCTTCCCTGGACCAAAATCTTCGACTCCTCCACCTTCATTAAACTTAGGCAGTCTTGTTGTTTGAATGCTATAAGGTGCGCCAAATGTTCTAACTCCACGAACTCTTCCAAACTCTTCCATTACTGTTCTGTTAGATTCTTTTTTGTATAAATCTCTTAATGTGAATTGTCCGTTAGCATCAACAACTGGCTGATTCATCATAGGAGCTTTTGTTAAATCTATTGATCTTCCTTTACCAGCTGCATACATGCTTACAGCTGCGCCCATATCTGCTTCTATTTGTGCATTGAGTGCCAGTATCCTTGCCTTTGCTTGATCAACAGTTATTTCTGCATTTCTCATTTGTTGAACTATTAGGGCCGATTGTTCTGCTGCGCTATTTGCAAATCTTTGTGTTATAGGCAGAATGTCATCAAATGTATCAAGTAGCTCTCTACTTACAGTTCCACCCATTGCAATTGTTTTCTTTAGCATTGCAACTTCCTGCTCTGTTTGCATACCAAGAGTTGCCATAAGCGCATGGAATTTAGCTGCTTCTGGGGCAACAATTCCTGTAGATATTCCTTTTACACTTGTTAATCCTTCAATGTTTGGAAGCCTATCGTTCATATAAATTTGAGGAGTTCTTGATATTCCTCTATTTACTGGTATAGCTCCTGGGACTCCGCCAAATAAAGTTGCTGGAGCATTGGGATCTCTCGGTCTAATGTGAGACATCGCTCTAGTATTAGGATCGCCAACATATGGATCGTTAGGATCTACAACTCTTCTTCCCGCTGCAACAATTGTATTTCCAGCAACCGTGGTAACTCCTGGATTTACTGGGACTGCATTCTTCATTGATGCAGCCTGAAGATTTTGATAATCTAAAACAAGCTTTTGTAATGCATTGTGTAGAACTTGGGCAGCAGCAGCATCTGAATAAAATGCATTTTCAACCATCTCAGCTGCTTTTTGAGCGGCAATAATTTCTGGAGTAAGCATCTTCCATCCGCTTGCTCTCATAAAGAAAGATCTAAGCTGTACTATTCCCTTTGTTATATATCCAAAGAAGTTTGCAAGAACACCAGTTAACATGATAAGAGGTCCAACTAATGCCGTAAATCCCGCCATAAATGTAACAGCTTTTTTAATTGGATCTGGCAAATTGCTAAAGAACTCTAAAATTTTTGATGCACCATTTATAAGCTTGGTTGCAACTCCAAGGAAGTTTTCTCCAATATCTGCAAGCTCGGCTTTAAATGATTCCATTGCTTTTCTAAACTTTCCAGAAGCAGACTCTGTAATCATTCCTAATTCTCGCTCTGCAATTCCTGCCAAATCTGAGGTGCTTGCCTTCATTAAATCCATAACCTGAAGCGTCTGGCTTCCCTCTTTACCAAGGTTGTTCAGCAATGCGCTCATTCTTGCAAACTGGAATTTACCAAACATTTGTTCTAGTGCTCTAGCTTTGCTTAAAGGATCTAGTTTGTTAAGAGCTGTTTGTAAATCTGTAAGCATTCCAGTTGTGTTTCCAGTATTTTTTGCAACCATACCCAGAACATCTATGCCGAAATCAGACATCATGCCAACTGTTTGCTTTGTTGGATTAATAAGAGAAGCTAAACCTGACTTTAATGCGTTTGCACCTTCAGATGCGTTAATTCCACCCTCTCTCATTGCAGTCATGTAAAGAGCTAAATCTTCAATGCTGCCTCCGAGTTGCTGTATAACTGGACCAGCTTTTGGAATTGCTTCCACTAGGTCATTAAGAGTTGTAGATGTCTGGTTTTCAACTGCGTTAAGAAAGTTAATTGACTCTGTAAGTTGTTCTGTATTTTGCTTAAAAGCTGTTTGAATTGATAGAGTAGCTTTCATTGCATCTTGTCTATCTACTTCTCCAAGTATTGCAAGTCTAGTTGTTTCTTCAATTGAGCCTAATAGATCATTACCCATCTTTCCAGTTGCAGCAATGTCTGCACCAAGAGCAATAGTATCTTTAAAAGAAGCTCCCATTGTTTGGGACAAAGCCTTCGCTGTCTGTACAACTTCTTCTCTAATTGCTTTTAAATCTGCTGAAGATGTTGCTGCTAATCCACCATAAACCTTTGTAAGTCTTACAAGTTCCTGGTCTGCTTCTCTAAATGCTTTTCCTGCTGCTGAACCAAACATTGTTAAAGGAACTGTAAGTCCTACTGTAAGCTGACGACCCGCCCACTGAGTATTCTTACCCCAGTTAATTAAAGATCCTGCTCCTTCAGAAAGTGCACGATTCATTATTTGAAGTTCCATGCGAGCTAGCTGAGCGCTATTCTTTACAGCATCTAATCCTCTTGGGATCATAACATTGTACTGCATTAAACCTTGAGCATTTCTGCCTAATGGTTGTAGTACTGAGTTTTGAAGCATTACCTGTTCTTTGGCAAGCTCCCTGATCATTCCCTTTTGAGTTGTAGTGTGTTCTCTAAATGTCTGGAAATAGTTTTTAAGCTTTAGTCTACCAGCGTCTAAGTTTTTACCAAACTTATCTACATCTGAATTAAGGTTTACGAAGTGACTAGAGAACTGTCCACTACCAGTTAGTGTATCTCTAAATAAATTATTTGCTAATTTTGTTGAAGCAGAAATTGCTTTGTTTGATGAAAGTAGCTCTCTTTGGAGTTGCTGAAGACTAGCACTAGCCCTGTGTACTTCTGACACAAGGCTAGATAAGTCGGCTTTGGCGACTATACTGGTTACAATTTGTTCGTCAGCCACTAATTACTCCTAGAGTATCCTAACCCTGCGCCAATTCCAAATCCAGCTTGTGCTGCGAAGTGTCCTTGTAAACCAACAACATCATCTGCTGATGCTTTAATTCCAAGAGCTCTTCTTTGGATATCTTCAAAGGTAGAACCTTTTTCTTTTTCTTCTTCTGCATCATCATCTAATTGGATTCCTTTTAGTGATGCTGCAAACTTTCTCTGGTTATGTTCTTTTTGATTGATTGCAGTTATTGTCTGAATCAATTCTGGCATTGATAAATTCTCTTCTAACTCCTCGTAATTCTTCCAATGTCCTAAAAGAAAAACTTGTCCCTCTAAAGCGGCTAAATCTAGTTCTGACCAGCCAGTACCGCTGCCGCTATTAGGTTTGGGTCGTCCATCTTAATTCCTCCGCAAACTTCAAGGATTCTGTTAATTGTTGGAACATCCAATGCATCTTCGAGCTTGTCAAGATCAGCAACTAGATCTGGCAGTTGAGTTTCTAATGCTACTCCACATGCTTCAACCAAAATACCAAGTGTTGCAGTCTCGTCTTCTGCGTCTTGCACTTTCTTAATTACTTCCATAAACTTTCGTAGTTGCTTGATTGATAATGGCTTGAGCTTTACTTTAGCTCCGCTTTGTAGTTCAATCTCTTCTACATCATATACTGTACTTGCCAATTTATCCTCCTTAAGGATCGTCTAAATTATTATAGCATAACCATTATACGGGTACAACAGCAAAGCCCCCAATTTCTTGGGGGCTTTGATATTAATTATTAATATAATTAAGCTGCTAGAACGCGGTCAATAATCTTACCGTATTCTGAACCAATGTGCGCTGAGTCACCTGATGGTAGCAAACGGAAAGTTACTGGGAATGTTGTTGCTGCTGTACGAGCCAAAGAGAACTGTGACTGTTCAACAGAAAGAACACGACGTGCATAATATACACGTTCTGAAGCTGTTGCTCCTGAAGTTGGAGCTTGTCCAACTGCAATTAGCTGACGCTCTGTTGGAGCTGCACCAAGTGCACCTGCTTCCAAACCAAGTGTGTCTGTCTGAGCCAAACCTGTTCCTACGTTTTCTGCAAGAGTGTCTGACTTTTGTCCAAATACCGCTAGAATATTTTCTAGTGTGCCTTCTGCCATTTCTGTTGAAATCTGGACCATCATCGCAGACTTAAATAGTTTAGCTGTATCGAGCAACTGGTCAACAGTTACTGAATCGAATGTTGGTTGATAGCTAATCTGAAGACCATTATTTGTAAATCCTACGTTACGGTATGCTGCTGCATCTGCTCCGCCACTTGTATTTACGTCTAGAGTATTAAGCGTTTTCCAGTATTCTACACCGTTAGCAAACGCTGGTACCTTTGTAGAAGGTCCCTTTGTTGCTGGTGATACGATTGCTGTTCCTGCATTTATAACTCCTGCTTCCATGTTTGGATTGTATCCAGATGTTGTGGAATCGTTTACTGACAAGAATAGCGGGGATGCGCCAACAAGAATGTTTTTTGCATTTCCAATGTTTTGTGCCATTGTTATTTCTCCTTCATTTCATGAAATTAATATATATATATGTGGCTGGCTAGGCCCTTTCCTCTAGTCTAATTTTACTCTACTAGAGTATAAAAGGCAAACTAGGAAAATCTGCCATTTCCATCTAGTATTCTTGAGTACTTTATCTCTAATACTACATCTGCTGCATAGAATCCTTGGATTTCTTCTGATGGGGCTGTAGATGATATATCTGCTACTTGAATGCTATGGAACTTGAATTTATCTGATAATCCCGCCCATTTATTAACATCTCTTGCAGACTCATCCATTCTTCTAAACTCATCAGTTAGGAAGTTTCTCATCTCAACAATGTCTAAGATCTCTGGTGAATATAGGGTTAATAGGATTTGCTCGCAGCATATCATCCAGTTATTTTCATATGACATGCCTACCTTATCATAGACTATGTGCTTCTTTCCGCTCAAGAATTGATTCATTTCTGGCTGCTGCTGAACTGGGACTATTGGCACAAGTGCTTCGCCTAGGTTATCTGAATAATAATCATTTTCATCAAATATCCCTAGCCATGTGAGTCTGTTCCATAAGAACTTTCTTATTTCAAACATTGAATCTAATTTATAATTAGCCATTTACTAACCTCGCAAATGCTGCTGATGTAGCAGCCTCTGCTTCATTTGCCAGCTGATTTGGCGAGAAGCTATATTTAACTGTTTTAACTTGTGCTGGAACACCTAATGCTCTAGACAATGATGAATTAAATAGTCTTTGAAATCCCGATTTTTTTATTGACATGTTAACTAGATTGCCAGTAAAGAAGTATCTATATTGTGCAAAGAATGCATTTTTAGTTGCCGCTCCGCCTGGCTTTCTAACAGTAACTGATTGCCCCTTGGGCATGAATATAGTATATCCATCTATATCAAACACAAGTCTTTCTGAAAATCTTGGAGCAATAACTACAGTCTTCCCCTGCTCCATGATTTCAGCCTTTTTTACAAAGACATGTTTATTCTTAGAATTCTCAGAAGGTACGAAAGATTTGGAATCGGTCAATTCATAATTGAGTTTTAATGATAATCCATCTGCTGGAAGTTGTTTTAATTTAAACAATCTTGCCTCGTCTTGGCCTACCCTATCCCACTCATAAACGTGGTGAAAAGATTTTGGAGAAGTTCTTGATTTTGCATCAATATAATCGCCAAAGTCAACTTGCAATTGATCAAATATTACATTTCTAAATGCTGATTGGAATTGAGCATTTGATGCTAGCTTTGCCATTACATTTGTTTTATAGAATAGTGCTGCAGATATCTGTGCTACTGTGCTGTCTCTTAGAGCACCGCTCACTGGCTTATTGGCCATAAGATTTACTAATCCGCTTGCTGCTTTAATAGCTAAAATTTCAGATGCCAATTTGCTGGTTCTCCGCTCTCTGCAATGATGCGTTATATCCGACAACATTTCCAAAAGGATCTGATATAGGGGTTGTTCCTATTACATCAAACACTGTTGGTGTATCACTTGGATAATTTAGCTCGTACCATATAGGCTTACCGCTAGCATCTCTAATATTTTTTATCTTGTCTCTAGGGGTTAGCCGCTCTGCAGTTCTAGTTTCTACATATTGATTGTTTGAGTACCTATTTGAAAAATTTTGATTGTCGTTTGTTCTATTTCGGCTTTCTGTAATAATTCCTCTAGCGTAGCAGTCTAATGTTTTTATGTATGAGAACTCTCTAATAATTGCACCAGTATCTTTATCCTGCTGCTCTTGTTGTCTGTATACATCCATTTTCATGGTCATTAGACCATCTACTGCTTCGAACATTACAATAAGACCATTTGAGTTATGACGTAGTCTGAAAGTAGCTTGTCTGCGTAAGATGATCCTGTTCCGCTAAATGCTTCAGATGAATATTCAAAATCCCAGTCTGTAGTAGATATCTTTTTAATATATCTTTCTCTCCAGATTCTATCTTTGGCAAAGTACATCTTCATTAGCTCTACCGTTGCATCTCGGACTTCATTTGGAACATAGTCCCAACCAAATCTAGCATAAACCTTATACGACTGAGTTCTTCTAAATATGTTTGGAGAAGAGTCATTTATTGATGGAGGTACCATACCGTTTGCAATGTACACATCGTTATCAAGTATCGCTGATTGGTTTACTCTTATTCCAAACCCGCTTAGAGTGTTTTCTATTACCATGCCTAATGCATTTAAATTATTGATTCTATCTATTAATAGCTGATCATTTGCATGCAACGTGTGTAACTGGTTTATCTTAATTGGAAAAGAAAGAGTGTCTGAATCGTTTCCTATTGTGTAAAAGTTTGAATCGTATAAGTAAAACTTTTGACCAGTATGTCCTTCAATTATATTTCTAGCATATCTTTCTGCCAGCTTTAGTTCTTGATAAGTTTTGTGATTAGGATCATTTGCATCCGACCCAAAACCTAGCTCCTGTGCAGCTTCCTGTATGTCTACATACGGTGTTACAACATCAAGGTACGTGGTATTTGAGTACGAAGCTGAGTTATATTGCCAGTCCCAAACTAATTTAAACTTTCTATTTCTTGTTGTATACTGAGTTGGAAGGTAAACACTAAAAGAGCCCTGATCAACTTCGCTTGCTTCCGCTGTAAGGGTTGCAAGAATTGTTGATGGGCTAATTAGTGGAGAGATAACGGGATCTCCAGTTATGTCGTAAACTTTTACAGTAACTGTAGAGCTAGGCGTAATTGCTTCACCTTTTACGTAAAGCTTTGTTGTTGCCGCCGTGCTTGTGTTCTGGTATATCTCTGCCATGTGTTAGGCTTAGTTGTAGTACTCCTGTACTTCTCTAGGTGTAGCCAATCTAAACCCTTCCTCCTTATCAAAAATTTCTTGAGCCACATCTGGCTTCATTGCTACGAATGGGTGCTCTAAGGTAAATGTAAAACCAAGTGCATCATATCTGTAGTTTGGTCGATCCATCTTTACAAGAACCATATCTTCATCAAGTTTTTGATTTGGATCTAGTCTAGGAAGAATTTCATCTGCGTCTTCTTTTGCGTTCTCTATGTTTTTAAGTGTACCTTGGTACACTGACCAAGTTACTCCTTCTTCTGCTAGGGCTGCAATAACATCTGCTTTATTTTTTAGGCCATCAACATCAACTGCGAAGTCCGCTGCTAATGTCTTTAGTTCTTTGACCTTAAGTGTGTCAAATGACATATATATACTCCTTTGGTATGTATATAAATTATAGCACTATAAAATTAAAATGAAAAGCCCCTAAAATTAATTAGGGGCCTTTCCAGCAAGTTATTTCTTAAATTAAGAAGCAACCTTAACGTCTTTAACGACTACCCATGCATCTGCCTGCTCAATTTGGGTTCCAACACGAGTATACATTGTATATTCGATTGAGTCCTTCTTTGGCCAGAAGAATCGGTAAACAGTTACGTCGCGCTTGATACCAATAACTACGTTATTAGGGAATGTCAAGTGAACGTCTCCGTGCAATCCTGTTGGTGTTGCATATGAGCCAGTCTGTGTTTCCTTAAGTAGTGGAACCTCAACAATTGGAATACCAAATGCGAATGGTGCTACGAACCCTGCTGGACCACCAAGTACTGGGTCATTTCCACGGATAATGCTTGAAGCAATATCTTGTGGGTTAGCAGAACCGTATTGACCCAACTGTGAAGTTGAGTACAAGTAGTCTTGAATTAGGTTTGAGCCTGCAAGGAAGCGTAGGTCTGGACGACGTTGCTTGTACTTACGTGGCATAGCCTTAAGAGCCTTGTTGCTC